TACCGTAAGCGCCACAAAACATCGCCAGCCGCACTCGTTGTTTTCTGCCAGTGAACATGAGGAATAATCGCTGTGCCTTCAGCCCACTGGTGCGGCATCTGCTGAAGAATAAACACCAGCTCCGTACCTCCTGCATCGAACAACAGCAAACCACTGGCTGCCTCAACATCGGGATCACTAGCCTGACCAGGCGGATTGATTGCTGTGGCCGGCGACTTCAAATCATCCCAGACATAGCTGCGCGCAGCACCCAATGTTTCAAGGATGTCCTCTTGTTCCTGCTGGAGTGGTGCCTTACTCATTCTCTTTCGCCTTCTGTTCCTTGAGGTATTTCACCAATGCGTTATGTCGGTCACGGCAGATGCCAGCCGACTCCATGTTCTGACCATGAGTAATGATGAGGCCAGCATCATCTGTCGGATATGAATCCAATGGCCTGCAATCAGTCAACCAGGCCGGCGGGAGATTCGGTATCCGGTAAACTATTTGCGGCACGTACTTGGTCGTTGAGCACCCCTGCATAAGAATTGCCGAAGTAATCAGTACACTCAGGGCGCTCAATCCTGACACGCTCGACAATCTTGGGAACCTCTTTCTCAACGACATTGATCTTCTCCACGATCTGCACTTCGGTCTTCACCTGTGCTTCAGCAGCAGCCACCGCCGCGGCCCACTTCTGTTCTTCCTCAAGCCTGACCTTTTCCTGTGCTTCAATGAGCTCCGCTTTGACCTGATTGTCACGCTTATCATAGCCAGCACTGTGGCCCTTGGCATACGTTCCACCAAAGGCAGCCAGCACCACCACCACAATCACAGCGTAAGCCCAAGGTTTCATTTGCTGGTAATGCTCATGTTGTTTGCGATCCAGACCTGCACCACGAACGTAAGAACACCGGCAGCAGAAACTAATGGGGCAGCATGGGCCGGAAAATAGTGAGCACCAATCGCGGCGAGTTGGGCCAGCGCCATGCCAACAGTCACACGCTTACCAACAACGAGTCCCTGAATTTTCATTGCAGATCCTCCGGGCTACCTGGCTGTGGATAAGCAACCGTTTTTGTAACTGTGTTCGAAGGCGCTGATTCCTCGATCTCGGCACCAACAACAACATGAGTTGCGTAACAATCGTGTGAGCCAAAGCCAAGAATCACAGAGAAGTCACCATCAGCACCCTGTTCTTCAGCTACCTGAGATCCGTCGCAATACAACCGGGTAAAGCTGATATCAGTGATCGGCATTGGCGTACCGTCAACATAACTCGAGGCCGGCGTGTATGTGAAGTTGACGGTTGCGGCGAGAACTGTACCGGAAATGAGCCCCAGAGAAACCAGCACACCCACGATCCAGTTCTTGAAGCGAATCCAAATGGATTTCAATCGATCACGAAACTTCATAGTCGTTACTCCCATGAATGATGAGCTCGGCCTCGTCGTCGCCAACGTACTCCATTAGCAAACGCATAGCATCCCTCGATGAACCAACAAAATTGTCAGCACGGCTTAGGCCCGGGGCGATGCAGCCAACAACGTCATGCGATGTGTTACCGGAATGGATGAGGATAAGGTATCGACCCACCCTGTTAGGACGATCCTGCTGGTACTGGTACACGCCAAGCCCATGATTGACTAGGGCCAGAACCTTTTGCCCGTTGGGCCGGGTGTGCGGGATCAGGCGGTACTTGCCTGCCGGTACGCATGAGTTATTTGATTCACCGCCCGGCGCGGTAGGCCGCCACTCCTGTTCGACAGTATGAAGTGTCTTTTCACCGATAAACAATCGACCCATCGTTTCGGTTTGGGTAGATGCTTCGCGCGTCAGTGTCAGTGTCTTCATCATTTGTCTCTCAATACATCCAAGCGAGCAATGATCTTCTCTTGGTTGCCGATGATGTTTTGATACTGAACCTCGAGCGTAGTAATCCGACGATCGTGCTCATCGTATCGGGTTTCCATGTGCCTCTCTAAAGCGGTAATCCGTCGTGCCAGTGCATCACCTTCTGCACCAGTGAAAGGATCAGGCCGAAGGAACTCACCATCAGTAAACTTAAGAAAAAGCACAGGACCGCCAGCACCCCCGAGAAAAGCAGAAGTAATAGCAATGACCAGAGCTCGCTTGACTGCATTTACGTCTTCATTCTCCTTTGCCATTCGCCAACTTCCTTGCTAAAAAAATGTGTACTAACTTGAGCCATCGTAGATGGCCAACTTCTCGCCTGGACGAATGGCAAAATACTCAACCGTATTAGCTGGCACATACATGCTCGTGGCCAATGCCGTTGGATTTGCCCCGAACAACAAGTAAGCATCAGCATCAGCAATGAACCGCACAACATCTGCGCTACCATCGAATGCGCTGCTTTGCGCTGAAGTCGTGAATGTTACCTGCTCGTTACTCAGCGGCAGCATTACCTGTGCGCCACCTTTGCCGAGAACTCCCAAAGTTAGTCTTGCCGTAGCCATTGCTTTCTCCTATTGCGATGCGCCTACTTTTCCAAATACTCCGAACGACAGGCCCGGACCAGTCTTCGCTTCACCGCCTGACATTGGCGGAGCAACGTAGGCTGGCTCAACAGCACCTTTCCACCGCTTGAACTCATTTGCTGATGGACTTGTTTCCGCTGGCTCAACCGCACCTTTCCATCGCTTAAATTCAACAGCCATTAGACAAAGCCTCCACCAATGATTTGCGGAATGGAACCTTCTTTAACGCTACCAGTATCAACCGGACTGAAGTTACCTGCTGCCGCATTAGTAAATGGTGAGGCAGACAAACTTTCATTCCCGGCGCCGTTTTCAATCAATACATCAATGGTGCCTGTATCGAAATCTGTGGTGCAGTTATAAGCAGCATTACCATCAAGAACTCCAACTGTCGTTGATGCTGAAAACACAATGCCGATACCACCAACGCCGCTGAACCCTTCAACCAAATTGTTCATTACTGTAGGAACATATGAATTGGCAGAAAGGTTTATACCTGCTGCTGTTCCTGCTACAGCAAAAATTGAATTGTTGTTAACCATGCTTCCGTTCGAAGCAATACCTATTCCATAGTAGGAAGGCGCAGCAATAATAATGTTGTTTTCTATGGAGCAACTTGTACCAATAGCAAAAATGCCGTACTGACCTTTATCAGTACCTTCGCCACAATCAATATAATTAAAAGCAATACGATTGTTGCCACTGGCTTGAATGCCGTGTCTGTTATTTGCACCTACGTCATGGATGTAACAGCTTTGAATTACACAATTACTGCCAATTACAACACCGGTGTCAGCACCATTATTGATTTCACAACGAAGAATTGTCGAATAGGAATCAAGATCGATAATCCGATTTGCACCAGTAACATTATGAAGATGCAAATCGATAAGCCAGATGAAATCTCGCGTCGTATTCAAGATCGAAAGGGCCGCGCCACCACCAGAGATTCCGCCAATGCCACCATCACCAGCCGCCGATGTGTACCCTTGAATAACTAACGGCGCATCTTCAGATGGAACCCAAGCCGCTGATACCGAAGTATCAGCCAATGCTGTTTCCAAATTAGCGGCAATGATTTCATCAGTACCAGCCTTGATATTGACGCGAGTACCATTGGTTGTATCGAAAGTTTCCTGCTCGATTGCGTACTCGAGATCACCGTAAGGATCACCAATAGTGCCGGCGCCGCTATCGGCCGCAATGGAAGGATCGACGTAGATTTCTGTAAGTGCCATATCAGTTCCTTAGCTGATGATTTTCGCTGACTTGAGATCTGCGATCAGTGTGCCAAGCACGTCGGCCAGCTCATCAACCGTTGTTGCGTTTGCATCGTAGGCCCGATCAGTCACGACGTTCGTTGGCGTGTAAGCATTACTGTTCTGGCCCGCACCGATCGTGAGGAATGCGCTGCCGTCAAAAGCACCAAGCGCCGGCAAACCACTGGCCGGTGAGCTATCAACCCAGGTCGCACCCGGCATGAAGTCTTGATACGTTCCAATTACCGCAGCAGGATCATTCGGGTAAGCCCAAACCGCACCTGTCTGCTTGCCATTGATGATGTTCATGCTCTCGTAGGCACTCAGGCCTTGGATCGCATTAGCATCTGTCGAACCAACCTCAATGATGCAACCGATGATCCCGCAGGTCAGCGTGCTGGTAGTATAGAAACCAACACCATACGTTGTCGGAAAATCGTTGGCATCGTTTTGAATTGTGCAACCATTCAAAATGAAGTTTCGAGTATTTCGAATATCGATTGCGTAGCCAGCATCCCAACCGCAGTTTTGAATAACACCGATGTTCATTGACTTGTTCGAGAGACAGCCTGAAAGTGGCAGACCTTCCGAGTAGCCAACAAAATAGTTGTCATTGATGACGCAGTTACTCGCGCCATTCGATAGGCTCAAAGCCTTGTTGAAAGCATTGACGCTTGTCTGATCGCCATACACTTTGTTGCCGGTAATCAGGCAACCTTCTGAGTAGATGAATTGGATGCCACCCGTTGCAGGACCAGTCTGGATCGTGTTCTCAGCCACGATGCAATCAACCGCACCAGCACCAATTACAATCGCAAATTCACCCGATGAGGTATGTCGAATCTTGTTGTTACGAACCGTCCAGTTCGACGCGCAACCAACTGTGCGAATGATAAGAAACTGCTCAGTCACCGCAGGATCAGATGACAGGATTGCCGTACCTTTGTCCGAAAGGGAATCGATAACACCCCAATCTTCAGCAGTAGACAGCACAACCGTACCGGCAACCGAATCGTAAGAATCGATTACGAAATAGGTTTGCACCTGATGTTCGGTAGGCTTCGCCTTGCCATTGAGTGTAATGAACGATGCAACCTGACCGGGATGCGGTTCCTGACCTGGCCACGGTGTCGGCGGGTTATCCGGCGCATTGATGTGTACCTCGCCAGTCGCCAAGGTGTAATCGGAGATCGGCCGACGAACATCATGCAATGCACCATTCTCATCCCATCCACCGCCAGCACCAATCAGGATTGGCGCCTCGTTCACGATGTCTTCGATCAGGTTGCCTTCGATGATACCGTTCTCACCGAAAGCATTGATGATGCCGTAGTTCAAGCAATCGTGAATCCAGTTGTTGCGAATGACGATATGATCGATGTCGTTATAAGTGTTGGCCTCAATGTCGATACCGGCACCCGGATTAACAACCTCGCCACCCGCAATCTCGTTATCCTCGATAACCACATGAACGCCACCAACGATTGAGATCTGGTTTCGTTCGGCACCTTGCAGGTAGCACTTCCGAATGGTGACGTTCTCGCAAGGTGCGCCAGCACCACCGACACCGATGTAGATACCGTCTTTCGATGCGCCAGAATCAATAATTCGCAAGCCTTCAATCAGGATGTTTTTACCACCTGAGAAGTTGACGTTGCTTGAGCCGCCAGCCTGACCCGCCATCTGGCAAGTTGCACCGTAACCAACAATGCTGATGTTATCCGCGTCATTGCCTCGGAAAATACCAGTACCCCCCGCCGTACATTCAAGAACAACACCCGGCTCGAGGAAGATGTATTTGTCACTGTCCGTCGATGCCATCGTGATTCGATCAGTACGGTAAGACGACGTACCAACATACGGGAAGTAAACAACGCCTTTCTCAGCACCAGTAATAGCGTTGTTGAAGGCCGTTGTGTTGTCTGTCACACCGTCAGCAACAGCACCATAACGAAGCACATTGCCCGGCGGGTAAGCCTCATCAGAAGGCGTAATACCGGCAGCCAACTCAGCCGCCGTCTGCGGCCACAAGAAGTTGGAAATGACAGATCGACTCAGGACAGTACCCGAACCAGTGACATCAGCCACCTCGACGTTACCAGCACCGTTGAACTTGAGGTACTTGTTGAGTCGACCACTGGCAACAGGCAGTTCCATCTGGGCCGCGGTATCAGCTGAAGGTGCGCGCACCGCCTTGGTAATCGCAAAAGCGTTGTCTGCGATGTCGCTGGTATTGGTCGCAATATCGGTGGTGTTCTGCGCGATGTTCGCTTCGTTGACCGCTACCTGATTGACGTCAACCGCGAGCTCCTGAAGGATTGCGATCATTTTGTTCTGCTCGTCATTGAGCAACGGCATACTGAACGGGCCGGTATTCGGGTAGTTGGCCGTTCGCTCAATCACCGTGTCACGGTAAATCTTGATCGTGGTTGCACCATCGGCGCCGATCGCAGAATTGAGCGTAATCGTGCCGCCAGTGTAACCGCTACCTTCTTGACCAACCGGGGTGTCTTTCGTGGTGAAACTGAAATCAGTATCCACAACGAGCTCAGTTACAACGGCCAGAGCATCCGTTACTGTTGCTTTCACATCTTCTTCAGAAAAGAAGGGGAAAGGCACAGTGAATGGGCCGGTGGACGATACGGTAACTGAGTATTCAACCTCAGTTGGTACGCTAGGAATCGTAATCTGAGTCATTCTTGAAAGTCCTCAATAGTGTCAACAGCGGCCCTCTGTCCACGGTTGAACGCTTCGTTCCACCACAACAAGTTGTTATAGGGGATCATATACCGAATACCGCGAGCAAGGTCATTTGTCGTAGCCTCATCAGAGGTCAGACCGTACATCAGGGTCAACCACTGGTTAGGAACCGCACCAATAGTACCCATGCGGTTTGCCCAGTTCGGATTGCGCTCACGAATATCCATGCCGAGAGCTGGCCGGAGACCAATGGTTCCCGCACTGGCGCGCTCAATCGTATCGTTCAAATCGAGAATGATTCCCGTTACGCCAGAGAGCTCAACAGCGCGAAGCAGCTGCTCCTCGATGGGCATCTGGATGTAGTCAGGCCGCTTGAGCGCATCGACGGTCATGGCGATCCCGACCATGCTGGCCATGCCGGCCCACTTCGTTTTGCCCTTGGTGTGAATGCCAGCACCCATGATTCGATGAGTTGCAGCAATCGAAAAGCCCCGGTATTGACCGATCACTTTCCACCATTCGGATTTCAAAAGGGCCTTGGGCTTGTCCACAGCTCCGGGCGTCGGAACCATTCGATTGATCTCGGTGTTCATGGCAGCGCGGAACGTGCGAACAGCCTGCTCACTGACCCACTGTGACGTATTGGCAATGAACATCGACTTGTGCTTGAGGCCACCGCTGGCCTCCCACTCGTTGACGAACTGGATTGCCTGCTCTTTGTTGATGCCAAGCCGAGTCATTATCTCGATCTGATCGTCGCCAAGTTGGCCGGCCTTCCATAGCCGCGAGTTCTCGATCAAACGCGATTGAAGCATTCCACCAGAGAATCGCCGCGCCATATCCGTCCACGGACCAAGCAGGTTGTAAAGGAAGAAGCGCTGCGAAGCATTGGACATACCGCGCTCGAGCTTGTTGAACCACTTCGGGGCCTTGGACGAGTAGCCCACAGCCGCACCGAAGTCAGTCATTTGGTGGTAACGCATACCGAGAATGACCTCGGAAACGGAACCAGCCAGGTCGACTTCATCCTTTATCATCTTGATGTTGCCGTCAGTCAGACCGCCAGCAAACGACTCAACCGCATGGCCCAGAGAACGAACAAAGCCCTGCGACACGATCACATTGCCCATATCACCCATTGCCATCAGCACTGAGCGACCCATCGCACCGAGGATATTGAAGTTGCGAAGTATCCGTAACAGGCGAGGAGTAATGGCGTCAGTGTGTTCGGGGATCTGATATACGCCATGAACGATGTCACGCAGATCAATCATGGCCTGCTTGGCACGCTCGGCTTCCTCGAGCATTTTGGCCTGCTTGGCCGGATTGGTTTCCGCTTGAGCTCGTTCGTAAACCTCGTAGAACAGATCGTCAATCGCCTTCTGCGCTTTCGGATCACCGAAGACGCGAGCAGTTTCGATCATCGGGGCCGTTCGCATAACGTAGTGATTCATCCACGTATCGACGTTGCCTTCGGTCAGGCCCATTTCGATCAGCTTCTTGTCGTCGAGATCCAGCCGACGAGCAATCAACGGGCCGCTGGCGCCGGTAATACCATGCCCTGCTTCAATCCTTTCCAGCTTGCGCTCGATGATCTTCTGCTGCGTAAACACCTGCTTCGACGGCAGACCATCCGGGTTGTCCTCGAGGTATTTCAGGCGAGCTTCCAACCAGTTCCGGCGCTCAGTTGAGTTCGGGGCATAAGCTGAATCACCACCCGTTTCTGCATCGTGCAAAATCGAGGCATAGGCTTCCTCAACGCGAGCATTCAGGACATCAATATCGATCTTCTTGCCAGTCTTGGCTTCCAGAGGATCAAGCAGGAACGACTCACGGATCATGGTCTTGAGTTCGTCGGCCTGGGCGATTACCTGTTCGGCATCCCACATCCGATGAACGTAATCTTCATTCTCTTGCAGCTTGTACTTCTCGTTCATTTCCTCAAGCTGCATTTTCTCCAGCTCGATAGCGTCACGAGTTGCCTGCAACGGCGGCGGCAGAGGATCTTTGTCTGGTGCTGCGTCAGCAGCCGCACCGAGTTTCTGATTGACTTCCTTAAAGTAAGCGGTTGATTCAATCTCTTTGGCGAATACCTTCGGGTACAAAATGTCACCGCTGGTTTCCTGCCCATCAAACAAACGAGAACTGAGCGATTCCTCAAAGGCATCGAATAGCCGCTTTGGCTCAATCGTGATGTCAAAGAAGGTATTGCTGTAGGCACCAACGTCCGTGGCCTGACGGAAGGTTTCGTGAAGCATCAGGTTGGCATCCCAGACGTACAAGTCACCATTCGTGTCTACTGCAAAACGTACTGATTCAACATCCCTGCCAGCCCAACGAGCAAGACTGGTTCGCGTCGGATTCTTCAGAACCTCAACACGCGATGGTGTGTCAACGCCGGTTGCGCTACGCAAACCGTCACGCGGCGTAATGGCATCATCGATGTAAACATCGTTGACCCCATCCTTCAGCTTAGTCACATGATCTGGTACAAACGTCGGCTTGGTATTGGTGTAAGCGTCACCGAGAATTATAGAATTGAGCCGATTGAACTCATCAAGCAAGGCCTGTCCAGCTTCATTTAGCTGGACATCCTGATCGCCAGTGACGTTGTACTTGAGGCCCCACTTTTCATCGAACTCTGCGAGGGCCTGTTCTTTCTTAGCGATACGCCTGAGAATGTTGCGCTGCGTGGCAAAGACTTCGAGCCGCTTGCCTTCATCGCCAATCTCTTTCAGAACACGAACGTAATCCGCGGCCGCTTCGGCCACTTCAGGAATCGTGTGCTTGCCGTTATCAGCAATGGCAATGCTGATCTGTTTGTTGAACTCCTCGATGGTCAGCTTGCCATCCGAGGTTGTCTTAATGGGCTCGCCGCCAGCGGCGCGATTCACCGTGGAACGAACGCGCTGCGCCTGATCCACCATGAAGTGCTTCACCTGGCTGCTGGTTTCGCCATAGCCTGCATACTTGCGGTAGATCGTCTGTGCTTTACGGGCCGCTGCCAACCATTTGCCGGTGTACTCGATCGTCAACGCTTCAACGCTTGGGCCAGTAGATGAGCCAAGCCGGTTGCCTGCATTGTTCAGGCCCGGTGTTGCAGCCATCTTCAAAGCGAACATCTGGTACTTCACGGCAAGGTCCGGGGCCAGCTCGCGGAACGGCGTCTTCATCAACGTCCACCACGGAAACTGATCCAGCTTGCCCAACAGCTTGTTGTAGCCGGTCGGCAGCAAGTCCCAATCCTTGATGGTGGCCTCGTCCAGCATTTGCGCGGCCTTGACGTTTAGGTCATCAAAGGCTGACTTCTGGCGCTTCAGCTTCCATGCTGTTTCGTTCTGGGTTTTCAGCAACTCCTCGAGGGCGTTCTTGGCCTTGGTTTTGGCGCCACCGGCAACCGGGGCGTTCTTGACCTTCTCTTTCTGGAGCTTGACCGCCTCATCCAGAACCTTGAGTTCCATCTCGGATTGCTTGTAATCACGCTCAAGGCTATTGAGATCGTCACGAACCTCTTTCGGGATCTGCTTTGCTTCCGGGTCGATCTGCTGCACCGCCTCGAATAGCGGTTGATCGTCCAGCGATACGCGGTTGCCTTCGGAGTCCAGCTTGAAGTTCGGATTCTCTTTGACTTTGACGCCTTGCGATTCAAAGAACTTCCACAACTGAATCGCGTCCGGTGACACAGTTCCATGTGAGGCTACCGTAAGGCCGTTCTTTTCGGCGTACATGGCTGCTTCTCGAATTGCATAAGAAGCAAGCCCACGGCGACGCAAGGCCTCTGGAACACCAACAGCTACTTCAATCCGGCCATCACGCACAACGCCGGTCAGGATTTCTTCACCAGAATCGTTGTGAATGATTCGCACAATGCGATCAACGCCGCTGCCGCCAAACTCGTCCACTTCCATGTGAACATCATCAGGATCGACTTTTTTCCATGACGGCTCGCCGGAGCTGGCCGTTGACTTGATCGCGTTCTTGACCCGGCCCCATGCACCCTTGGCCGAACCAATACCCCACGGCATACCGCCGAACATCATCGTGGTGCCGGCAGGTGGCGTGAGTTTGTTCAGGGCCTCGCTGACCGTGATCGTGTTCTTGGGAATCTTGCCAACCGCGCCGCCAATCAGGCCCATGAATAGTGTGCCGCCCAACGTATTCATCGTGGTTTCGCCCCACGTACTCGTCGGGTCAATGGCATGGCGCGTGAGCTCGGTGCCGGCGATGATCGGCGTACCGCGTTTCAGGGCTACCTTTGCGCCTTCAGCGAATCCCTTGCCCAAAGCAAAAGGGACCGGAATCAAATTGATCGGGTCAAGCAGACCAGTGAGAAAGCGAGTGCCGCCGTAGTCCTCGAGGTTGCGTCGCAGATCGAGGTTGTTCTCGATCATTTGCTTGATGAGCCTTGTTTCTTCTGGCGAGGTTGAATTTTCAAACTCGTCCAGATGCATCTCAAAGCCACGCAGATCGTCGTCAAATGGCGAGTAGCCAGGCTCAACCCTTCGCTGCAAAGAATTGATAGGCACACCAAAAGCCTTGGCGGTGGCCGCAAACATCGTAAGCTGGCCAGCCGAGGTATCGAGCATATACGCATCGCGCAAGCGATCATTGATATTGCCGGTAGCCCCAAGTTTTACAAACTGCGGGTTCGGTAATCCAATGGCTTGTGCGAGGCGATCACCACTCATTGAATCGATCCATGCGTCAACCGTTGGCCGCCTTTCAGTTGGCCGTTCTGGTAATCGGTACGGAATGCAGCGGTGCGCTGGTTGCGCAGCTCCATCATCTTGCGCTCGTCTTTCCTGTACCGAACCATGCTGCCCATCATGTTGAAGTACACCGGCACGCCTTCAAGCTGCTGGTACTCCTGCAATGTCTCGTAATTGCCATCATCTTTTATGAGTGCAATCTCGTACATCGGATGCCACTGGCCGTCATTCATCTTGGCTGACTGCCGACGGCTGGCTTCACCGTTGTAAATCAACGCAGCATTCTTACCAATCACAAACTTGTTGCCAGTTTGCTTCTCGTAAGCGTTCAGCACGACCTGGGCATCTTCTTCAACGTAACGAATCATTGTGCGATCAACGTTGCCGTTCTTGTCGCGAGCGTAGTATTCAGGCGCGTACTTGGACAGCGCGTAATCAGGACGATCAAAGCCGCCAAACAGGCCATCGTAATTCGCGCCATACCGCTGCGGGCTATAACCAATCTTGCTCGGCGTCCAGCCGCTTTGGGCCAGCGCACGATGCGTGGCCCGGTAAATAAACGTATCGAATGTCTCAGGATCGTTGGTATCAATGAAACCAGCCTCGGCAATTACCGAATCAATGACAAGGCTGCGAACTTCTTCTGGAATACCAGCCAGCTCGGTAAACAGGCCCGGCGCCTGTATGCCACTCGGCCACCATGCACTTGTCCACTGTGCCTGAAAGACTTTTTCAAGCCGTTCATTCGCCATGTTTCGGAAGGTTTCACGTTCTTCAGGTGAACGAGCCAGCCAGTCCTTGCGCGGCGACCAGTTTGAGTCGGCAAACTGATCGAGGATTTTCTTCAGCTCTGCCGGCGTCGGGTTCATTTTGGTGCGGTGAACGTAATCCAGCGCACGACCAATGCGGCCACCGAGGGCATTGCTATCGATCATGTTGTAACGAAACGTCGGTTCTTCCCAGAACATCCGGTTCAACGCCAGTACATTTTTGAGCGTTTCAGGCGACATCGTTTCCGGGTCACGCAGCTTGCCAATCATGGCGTTGACCATGCCGCGATCCCACAAACCAATCTCGCCCATCAATGGCATCCAGTTTTTCAGCTCGGCCCACCGGGGATCGTCTGGGTTCGCAATCAGATCCTCGTATAGACTTTGGTCGAATGTGCGGCCAGTGAGCGCCGTATAGAACTCGTTGACCTCATCGGTTGCCGCTTCGCTTTGCACATGACCACCGGGGATAGAACCAATCCTGTCAACCACCATTTCGTGAAGGTCTGACATTTCATCAGGCGTCAGGTCTTCAATGTTGCGGCCTTGCAGGAAGTTCTCGCGTTCGATCTGATAACGCTCATGCCAGTTGACCCAACCTTCCAAGAAGCGCTCTTTCCACTTCGACATCGAGCCATCACCGCCACTGGTGTACTGACCCAACATGATGTTGCGGATCGCTTCACGCAGCGTCGAGTCATAACCCTTGGTCATAACATCGTTGTGTGCTTTGGAAAATTCTTCAGACAGTCGGCCCATATCCAATGGCTGACCGGCTGCGGCCTGGGTAACGGCGTGCTGATCGTACCAGTTAAAGAACTTCTCCCAATTACGCTGCAACCGCGCATCCTGAAGGTTCTCGAAGTTCGCCATTTTTGCGTTTAGCGTGTTTGCCGCAACCTCGGCAATCGCCGCCCGGTCTTCAGGATTTGGATAGATGTCGGTGACATCCACTCTTTCACGCTCGCCCAGCTCGTTGACCACGACAATCTTGCCATCGCCGTTAGCAAACTCACTCAATGACTGAATCATTTCAGCCTGAGCAACATCGTCACCCAAGGGAACGCGCTGAATCTGCGTGATGATTTCAGCAAGGCTCATGCGCTTGTTGAGCGTATCGTGCATCATCATCTTTTCATCATCGAGCCAGTAGTTCAGCTCGTCGCCCTGCTCAATGGCAGCGCGGATCTCCAGCATCTTTGCACCCACGATTTCATCATCGGCGCCGGATTCAATGTAGCCAATCAGCTCATCGCTCAGGTCATCCATGAATTGCAGATGGACGCCACGAGCCTCGCTGTGATCCCGTTCGGCCTTCTGCCTGATGATGTGGTTGTAATGCTCCACCATCTTGACCTGCGCCGCGTTATTGACGTCAGGCTTGAGAAAGTCCGGGGCCAGCTCCGTGACCTTGTTGACGTACCCTTCAGCAACCTCCTGAAAAGCAGTCGGGTCAAAGCGATGCTCGATAGCAATCTCATTGAGCGTCTTGGCCGTGTCGATCTGCGTCTGCTGCAAATACCGCTGACCCACCATCTGCGTGTACTTGCGATCAAAGATGCTTGGCGCAAGCAGGCCGTTGTCACTAAAGGGCAGCGACGGAGCAACCAGATTGCCTTCGTCGTCACGCTCGAACACCAGCTTGGCCGCGGCGACCTGCGCTTCCTGCGTGCGCTTGTCAGACATCTTCTGGTATTCGATGTCGGCCAGGGTAGCGGCCGTCTTGACGATAGCCGGGCCAACGCTTTGCGACTGCGGCAAGCGAACCTGCGGTGCGGTTATGCCGATCTGTCGTGTCAGTCGAGCCATTAGCTAAGTGCTCCCGTACCGCCCGGCGTGTCAAGAATGCCAACGCCAAGTTTTTGATTGATGCCGCCTGATCCGTCTTTTGGAATTGCCTTGGTTCCAGTTTTACCAAGCTGGCCGTAAGCCGAAGCTGCGTTCAGCCCAATGCTGGCAATCTCAAAGAGCCCGGCAATTTGAGTAGCGCGCGTGTTTTTCTTTAGCACCGAGATCCTTGCAGCCACGGACGAGCGAGCCTGTTGCAAATTGAGGCGAATGTTTTCGATGTCTTCCATGCCCATCTTGAAGTTGAAATTACGGGCAGCAATTAGTGACGGCGAGGCCCATGCGTCAATGCCACCGGCCCGTACCAGTATGTCCTGATTCGCTTCTCGTAATGCCTGAAGCCGCTGGTTTTCTTCGTCCAGCGCGGCGAGCTCCCGCGAGCGCAGTTCTTCCTCGAGCTGCTGCTGGCGCATCCGGTTGGCATACGCCTGATTCTGCACCGTCACGGCAGTACCCACCGCGGCCGCCGCATAGGCGTAATAGATCAGGTATTCGCTGCCGCCAAGCGGGATGAAGCGACTCAGCACCCAAACAAGAAATCGATCAAACATCAGTATTCCACCTCTGCGCCAAGTGCCAACGCTTCACACGGTAGCGGAATTTCATTCTGAATTACCAGTGTCGGTCTTTCGTAATAGCCATACAGGTAAAACTTGCGCGGGCCGGTAATAGCAAGCGGCCTCTGCTGAAGATCAATTTCGCCAAGGAACGTCAACACGCGATTACCTTGCAACTGCGCGGCCAGTGTCGAAGCAAGGTACAGATCGGCCGATACGATGCGCTTCGGCAAGCCAGAAGTGACGCCTTGATTGTCCTTGATTTCGATCGGCATGGTTTCAAGCAACTGTGTATATGGCAGGCCGACCGTCATATTGCCAACCGGATCAACCTCAATGACACCCGACAATTCACTGTCACCTGTTTCGCCAATGGTGATATTGCCAAGGTAGTAATCCGCGTCGAGTTCCTGATCCGCAACCTGCGGGCCACCAAGCGAACCGGAGTTGCTGGCATTAACAGCCACCACCACGTTGACTTCGGTATTTTTCAGGTGCAAGGCATGAGCCGTGAATCCGGTCACGGGTACAAGGCCTGCGGAAACCTTGGTGATTGCAGAGTCCACCGTCAGATGAAGCTCAAAGCGTTCGATCATGGAAACAGTATCGCCATCAATCTCGCGCTCAACCAAGCAATACAGTTTGTCCTGAATAACGGCCAAGGATTTGTAATTGCCTTGCGTTGTCCATTTGCCCCATGTGCGAATCTGCTCGGCGCGAGCTGCGTGATACCACGTAATCGTGCCGTCACCGTTGACAAAGAAAGCGATCTGCTCGGGACGGTCATAGCCGCCATACAGCACTTCGACTTCCTGAATATCATTGAGATGTTCTTCGGAGATCAGTGAGATGGCATCTGACGAGTAACCGCGCAGGGTATCAACCCAGATAAACTCACGAATTGCATTACCTTGAGCTTGTACGAATAGCGTCGACTCATCGAAAATCTGCGGCTCAATAGTGGCGTTGACGCCATACCGAGTCTGCTTTCTCAAATCAAACGTGGTAGGTTCTAGCGGCAAATCTTCAGACTGTGGTGCGTAGAACTCAGCAGCGTCAGTGAAAATCTGCAAGTGACGGCCACTGACAACATCACGGATTTCATTCACCTGCTTGTCGGAAATGACAGCCTGAATGGAATCAGCAGCTTCAGCATCGCCCACATCAAAGTTAAAAAACGCAGCAACCCTTGACCCGAAGATATGGGCTGGAAGTGAGGAACTACCTGCGAGCCAAAGGCGCTGCGAGTGGAACTCGATTACGGATGGATACCCATGTGTCGGAGTGAAGGCTTCCTCATCCCAATCAGTCGTCGGCACCGGATTCACGTTCGAGTTGGCTGTGATCGTGCAAATGTTTCCGCTGGTCAGGCCCTCGACCTGTTCAGTTGCGCCAGCCGGGAACACACCAGCAATCATCGCAATCGTGATTGAGGTTGGGCTTTTGTCGATGACCTGGGCCTTGATGCCAGAAGTGCGGCCTACCACGATCTCATCGATCAGGTAATCCATTGGCATATCTGTTGGCGTACCAGCAAAAGTAAGTACGGCACCGCGATCCAAATCCTCAAGAATGACAGCCGTACAGGTTGATTGCGGCTGAAGTGGACCGGGAACGGCTGTTACATAGAGCTGCTTGCCGCGATAGCGGATCGCTCGATTCAAGTGCCGATCCTCAAAGACCGGCGAGCTGGCCGTAACTGTGACTGAGGCGCCTTCCTGATAGCCGTTGGTCTGGATTGTAATAGCCGTGTCAGCGTATTTGAAAAATGGCATAGCCAGCGGATACGCACCAGCGTCCACCGGATACTTGCTTTCAAACTGAAATGATTCCTGCACAAACGTCGTGGCACCAGTCCGACGAATCATTATTGGCGGGAAACTGTTGTGCGCGCAGAACATGACATCGGCAGTTTGCGTGATCGACAGTTCCTTGATGATGTCGTCACTCCACGCAACACCACTGAGATCGAGGAACTGAATCAGCGCACCCGTATCCGCATCGTAAATGTTGATGCCATCGGTTGAGCTAAGTGGATCATTCCAGAACAGGAACAGGTACACCTGATCTTCAGAGAAGATAAACGGCTCCAAGCGAACCGCCCCTTCCTGAGAATTGAGGTAAGTGGTTCCGGGTCGGCGCCGCATTCCACCAGTGACTTTCGGCCACCAGTTGTCGAGAATCTTGCAACCGTTTTCGTACTGAGCCAGGTCGAGCCGGCCCAACATACCCTCAGATAGCAAACCCCCGGAAAAGTTTGTCTGATAGTTGCGGAAGCGAGGCATTAGCGTCTACGCCAGAACTTGTCGAGAGAGCCGCCCCTTGCGTTAGCAAGTCGCCTGAGATTGACCTTTTGATTGGTCTGCGCCTGTGCGTCTTCGGTCTTGGCCCTACGCCAGTGTTCATCGGCAAGGCTTTTCATTGATGCCGCAACATCATCGCGGCGGGCCAATGAGAATGACAGCATGGTCGCCAGCCGGTAGATCACCAGCAGTTTGAAATACGGACTCCACAAGGCTTCATCAGCGCGGAATCGATACTTGATGACCACCGTGTCATTGCTGGTGTCGTTGGTATGAATCTCGTCCTGATAGCGGTCGTAATCGATAGGGTCTTCCCCCACCAGTACCGTATCAACGGACAGAACATCAGTCGGCAACTGGTAGCGCGTGTTGTAGCGCGTATCCGGTTCACCGACAAGCAACGACGTTGTGAGGTCAACGGTCTTCGTCGCAAAGCGCCACTTGTAAAGTGACAGCTCGGAATCAACGATGAGCTCGTACCAGTCGTTGCAGAAAATGGATTCGGGCGTACCTTGAGTAAAGCTGATGATGGTATTCACACCAGCCGCAAGGCAGGCCTTGTTCGCATTGTCGATTCGATCTACTTCGGCCATATGCAAAAGGGGCCGAGGCTAGACTAGCTAACCCCGGCCCACACTCCTGTCCTCGGTTTGGATTACGTGCCGTTCAGGGTCGTCACGGTCGCCGCGTTATCCGCGGAAGTGACCGTCAACATATCAATAGTCGGTACGTTCGTGTCAGAAACGATGATGACATCGCCGTTCCTAAGCTGATCCGTAAAGCTATTGAAATACCCGGAGCCGGCGACCGTTGCGATTGCGTCAGTCGTTTTGTAGATCCAGAGCGTGCAGGTGCCCGAGTGAAGGCGGTTCATGCCAGTGGCATCAAACGCACAGGGCAAGAATCGAAGCAGACCGAGGATGAGCTTATCGAAGATTGCTTTCATCTTAAGTCTCCGTCGAGCGAATGCGGTAGCCACCGACGTCATCGATGATTACGGCATTCATGGACATCGAGCCGACCGCGAGATGCGCCTGCTCTTTGCCCTGCCAGGTGATGTCCATCGCCACATCCTGACCGCTTGCGTGGCCGACCGCGCTCTTGTGGTACGCGACGTTCTGACGGACAGTGCCGCCAGTCAGCGTGATACCACTGAACGAGAAGATGTTAAACGAGAACCAGTTCTTCGCGCTGAACCCTACCTTCGGGAAAGGCAGATCCGACTCCGGTACATAGTCCAGAGACGCGAAGGTCGTAAGACCCATAAGGTCAGTCCACCCTTGCGGAGCAACAGCAAGGAAACGCCCACCATCATCCGGCACATCGTTGTTACCGAAATACTCGTAGGCTTCCTCAATCTTGGGCTGCGTAACGACGCCCGTTGCTGAAGTTTCCTGCGTGAACGTATCGGTGACATCCATGATGTCCTGATCGGATGCGCGACCCAAAGCGCCGGCGATGCTGGCCGTTACGGCTGCTCGCTCGTCATGCTCGATCTTGAGCTCGTCCAGCTTGTCGATGAACTCACCGGCATAGCGATCTGCCAGCGTACATTCGACGTTCGTGTGAACGAGATTGAGGATCGGAACCTGACCGCCTCGGGTCTTGGTGCCTGCGTAACCTTTACCGATGATCTGGAAAGTGGTGGACTTGCCGACGACATTCGTCTTGCGCCGAACAGTGTTGAGCAACTTGGAGCCCATGCGCTGATACGCAAGGTGGACTTCGGACTCAAACTGCTTGGTGAAGGCGGTGTCGATCGAATTGTCCTGAGTCATCGGGAAGATGAGGCTCAGGATGAAACGAAGCAAGAACATCGTTTTCTCCAAGTAAAGATGACAACTAGGGTTACAGGTTATCTCTACTTGGCGCCTGAATCGGTTGTGCCGGAAGTCCGGGCCGAGGCGCTGCGTAGCGGCCTTCGACCCGAACTATATGTCGATTTACTGGTTTTTGTAAAGCCTCTGGTAGCCAGCCTCGACTTTCTTGATGAACGCCGGGTCTTTGTCCTGCCAGTAACGCGTGTCGTTTTGCATCTCGCGCAGTTCTTCCAGCGTCAACGGCTCGTCGCCAGAATCGCCGTCAAAGTCGTTGGGGCCGGACGCTTTCATCAGCTTCTCCAATGCGGCGATCTGCTCCGCTGAGTTCAGTAGCGAGCTCATCGAAGACAGCTCATCCTCTGAAAGCCTTGTTTCAAGCCAGTTGTGGACGCGCAGCAGTCGATCCTGGCCGTGGTCGCCCAGCTTGCCGATCTCCGCTTCCATGTCCGGCATGTTGCCGATCTCGATGCCAACGTACTCGTTGATCGCCTTGTCGAACTGCTCCTGAGTGAGTCCAATGTCTTTGGCGAAACCTGAGAACCAGCCCACCAGCGGGTCTTCGTCGGTCAGATTGAACTCGACGTTTTCCGGCAGCTTCAGATCCTCGGACAGATTGACTTCGTATTTCTCCGGGGCCTGTGCGCGCAAATCCGCAAGCACTTCTTCCTTCAGTTCTTCCGTCTTGGTGCGGAGTTTGCCCTCGAGCTCGTTGAAGGATTTGGCAAGGACTTCGGTTCGCGGCGCTTTGAGGTCAGGATTCCAAAACTTGTCAGCCAGCCAGTCCGGTTTGCCTTCCGGGTCAGACCCCCCAAGCGGTTTGCGCTCACCAGCTGCGCCGTCACCGTCGCCACCGCCATCACCATCACCAGCAGGATCACCGCCAGCATCGCCCTCTCCACCGCTGTCACCTTCGCCCCCTTCTGTTTCACGTGGAACAACCAGCCACAAGAGCCACAGTAAATATTTCATGGTTTCTTTTCCTCACCGTCTTTGATTCGTGTTGATATTACGCCCATCAGCCAACGGGCTCCTTCCTGATACGAGTAGGTATTTTCCGGCAAACCCGGTTCCAGCACCCGGTTCGTCGTGATCGACTTCAGGTAGTCGAGCGTCTTCTTGCCTGCTGCGCTTGAAAACACAATGGCAAAGGACTCATTGAGCTCGCGCTCAACCTTCGGTGGCCGGCGCAAGCCATCCGGCCCTAGATACTGCTTTGCTTTTGCTCGTGGTGTTTTCTTCGGTGGTCGTTTGGATTTCCCGATTCCGTCTTCACTCATTGCCCAATTTCAGCTTGAGCAGGCAGACCGCCCGGTACAATTCCCTGTTCCTGAGCCGCTTCAGCCATGCCCTGCATCATCCTCTCTCGGTTGGCTTGATCGCGTACCATCTTTTGCGGCACTTCCCACTTCATTTGCAGTTCGTCAACCAGCTCGTCCTGATCGATGTAAAGCTGGCTGGCCTGCGGCCCCAACATCGTCACAACGTCACCGGCAAAGCCACGGATGCGCTCGATTTCTTCAAACTTCTGTGCGCGGGCAAGCGGTGATTTGGCAACGATACGGACCTGGCGGCCATCGACACGCGGCATTTCCAATACGCCACGGCGGGTCAACAGCCACACGATGCGCTGGATCATTTTGTCCAGCCATTCGACTTTCAATCGTCCTGACGGCCCTGCGGTCTGTTCGGCCAAGTCCTGCATTCGGGCTTGGATCTCCGTAGCAGAACGCGGCGTCTGATCCAATGGGCCAAGATTCTGAGCGAACAGGGCCTTGCGAATGTTCTCCTGCTGGTTGCTCAGTACGATGTCGGCCACATTGAAATTGTTTGGGCTATCAGTGCGCTCGAGGCCGCGACTGTCAGTGGGGCGCGCATACACAGCACCGGGAACAATCTCGACGTTATCCACGTTGATCGTGCCATCGTCGTCCACCTGCCAGATTCCAGAAATCGCCATCTGCGAGTTCTCAAGAATCATTTCGGTGACGAGGTTCGTGGTGCGGATCGCCGGCAGCGCCGACACCAACGGGCCGCGGCCATAGACCTCACCGGCCGCAACCGACCAGCGTGGTGTCACATACGGGCGCGAGCCCAGACCTTCCTCGTAGTTATCGATCACCAGCGACTTGTCTTCACCGGCAACCACCTGATAGCAGTAGCGCGGCGTTTCCTTGCGGCTCCAATCGCGGTAGCTGGCCTCGACCAGATTGGTCGTTGCTTCGGGATCGCCATCGGCCTTGCCCTGAAGCGCATCGCTGATCTTGGCGTCCGGCCAGATGAGCTTGATGTCCTTGATGCGAACCTTGTGGCGCACCCGGAACACGCCGTCAACCTCCTTGTTGGGGCCGCCTGTGTCCCAGAAGGTTTGGCATTGCGGGACGCACTTGAAGCTCAACAGCTTGCCATCAACACCGTCGTCGATGATGAGCGTTGACCAGCCGATCGCAATATCGGTCAGAACTTCCTGAGCCTCATTGACGAAGTTGGAGTTCACGATGGCTTCCCAGATGAACTTGCCAACCAGATCAAGCTGCTCTTGCAGTTCTGCCCGCTGCTGCGGCGGCACTTCTGGACCCGGCTCCAGCCTGAACCACATCAAGTGCGCTGGAATGACGCCTTGATGGATGCGGGAAACGAAATCAGCGAGCGAAACCAGCGCAGTCTCGTCAAAGATTTCCTCGGTTCTTTCCTCGCCGGGGGTCGTTTCGTAAAAACCTTCACGCGCAGGAAGCACCAGATCGTAGATGTCCTGCCACAAATCTTCCCAGTTTGATCGCGCTGACTTGGCCTTGGAGAAACGCTTCAGCAGTTCAGGGCCAGAGAGCTTCATCGGTAAACCCCACCCTTCGGTACTGACGGCCTACGTGGAGCAGGGCTACCACCGCCACCGCCACCGCCACCGCTGCCGCTGCCGCCGTAGCTTCCGGGCCGTGTGCTGCCACTACCCAGGCCACCTGCATAACCGCTACCGCCACCGCCAGATGTGCTACGACCACCAAATTGCCTGCCGCCGCCAGCGCCAAGGCCACGCGGAAAACCGGCAAAGCCAGCCGATAGCAGGGAAAAAATACCTCGGAGTTTCTTGCGAAAGGCGATGTTGTCACTGAACGCCTTGGTGGTTTGGCGCGCATTCTCGACCCGGAGCTGCTTCTCGCGTTCGATCTGAATGCGTTCCAGTTCCTTCGATTGGGCCGACTGTTTGGGCTTGCTGCTCATGGGCTACGTCCCTCCATGAAAAGACGACCTCACCACCAGATGCGACGAGTCTACGATATAAACCGTATGGTGTCAGTATTACCGGGTTGCCGAGGCCGAGGAATCGACTGAGGATGTTGCTGCAATAGGTGATGAGGCCACCCGCATCGTCAGGCCGCTTCGGGCCGGTGAACTTCACCACCGTCCCTTTTGTTTCGTGCATTCGCCGCAGGATCAATTCGATCTCGAAGTCGAAGAACACCGTGAAATCAGTGCGGGACTGGCGCCAATCCACCATCAGCCAGCGTTTCGACCACTCACACCACTGAAGCGCGAAGCAATGCCGGAAGCCTTCGCGGGTACGGAACACATAATCCCACCAGTTGCGATCGTCACGGTCAACGAAGCACACTAGATAGTCGAGCGTCGCGTAGTCCTCGCGCGTTTTTTCTTCCCGAACACGTTCCATTTGGTCTTAGCCTTGGCTTTTGGCGCGCTTGGCGATGCGCTTTTGGTCAAATCCCGGCCCTCACCAGCACCCAACATCAGGTATTGCAGGGCATCGTGAGGGTGAGAATACTTGTTCTTGGCGGGTCGATCCTCGTACCGCGCCGGTCCACGCGCATTGATGCGGCGGCGGCAGTACCCGGCGATAAAGCCTTTCAGAAGGTTCCGACACTCAGGGCTGACCAGCAGAGCTGGCTTACCGTCCACCATACGGTCAATGACCTGCTTCACGGCCTCGATGCGTATGGCCGGATCGTTGCTGTGCGCTGGCTTGGCCCGAATGCCCCCGGCGCGCATGATCTGGAACGCGGTCTTGGTGTCCTCGCGCCCCGGTGTGCGCTGATCGCCAGCCGGATCGCCAAAGATACGGACTTCCTGCCGGTCATCGACCATCAGTTCCTTGATCTTGGCCTTGACTTCCCGCGCAAAGGCCGGGGTCGAGATGTCTTCAGGCACCAGCTCGGCCAGAATGTTCCAGCGACCACCGTAGAAACGCTGCGCGAACACAGCGGCGGGGCTGAATCCGAAATCGAGGCCGACATAAATGGGCCGACCTGGCGCAACCGGAATGATGTCCTTGGATTTGTGTACCTGATCGTTGAAGTTCGGGTAGATGATCTTGCCTTCGCTGACCGTCCCGAGGCGGTTCATCACGTAGACGTCGATCCAGTCCTTCGTCTTGCCGGTGATGATCTTCTTGTAGTAATCCGGCGTCAGGTTCTTGCGGTTTTCGGCAAGGTCGCTGATCTCGTAGCCAGTGACATCACCATCCTCGTTCTTGATTTCCACCATCGCCGCGGGCTGGTTGAAGAATTTCCAGCCTTCGGGCTTCCTGAGCATCAATGCCTGCTGTTCGGTGAAATCCTCTGGCAGCGGCGCATCACCGGCCATGATCGGCCACCAGTGATCGTCTTCAGGAGCGTTGGTGTCGCAGATCATCCCGTACCAGCTTGGCCCACCTTCGCGCATGGAAGGAAACCGACCGACACGCATGGTACAGGCGTCGATAATAGACTTCGGCATTTCTCTTGCTTCGTTTGCCCATATTCCAGTGAGTTCTAAGGACAGCAATTTGCGAATATCTTCCTCGGAATCCAGCGCAAGGAAGATAACCTCGAGGTCGATGTCGCCCACCATGATGTGATGGGTGAACGGCACGCCCCAACGGAAAGGGCCAAACTCGTCTTCGGGAAACCAATCCAGCCAGGTCTTGATCGTGGTGGTCTTGAGCTGCGGCCCGGTGTTACGAATGACGGCCCACCTGCTGCGTCGTATGCCCTTCTCATTCGGCTGCTGTTGCAAAGCTCGCCGGAACACTTCGACACAGGAGGCGACCGATTTACCAGAACCCACCGGGCCACGGATGCCGCGCCAGAACGAATCATCCTTCATAAACTCACGAAGGGTCGCGCCGTCTGGTTTGTAATGAAAATCAGGCATCGTCCTCTTTGTGCAGAGGCTTGCCGTTTATGCCAACGATCCGGGTCGGCAGGAAGAACTTCTTCTCGGACAGGAAGCCACGCGACTCGCCCATTTCCTTCAGCTTCTCCACCGTGGACGGCAGCAAGGAATCGATCAGCTTGTCGCACTCCCGATCCGTCAGGAACTCCTTCACCATCGCGTCAGTGAGCCCTTCTTCCTTGCCGTACACCTTGCGAACGATGCCGCGAAGCTGATCCAGCTCAGACTTCGACAGTTTGTGCAGATTCTCTCCGGGCATTGAGATCGGCCTCCAGTTCTTCCAGTGATTTCCCGAAATGTTCCTGAAGTCTGTTTGTGCCGACAACGGTACGGCCACAATTGCACAGAAAGCCGCGCCCGAAGTTCATCGTCGTGCAGCGATCAACAGGATAATGCTGCTGCATCAGGTTTTCTTCTTGGCCTTGCGCTTGGCCTTCTTCTTGGTTTTCTTCTTGGTTTTCTTCTTCACCGGCTCATCATCGCAGGTTCCGTCCTGAACGGACTGCGGCGCATCGGCTCGCGGATCGAAAATCTCGCCGGTCTTGGCATCCTCGGAATAGAAGCGATCCAGCCCATCGTCTTCAGGGATACCGTCACCGTCACCGAACTGGTCGCCCATCTTGGTTCCCGGCGGGATCGTGCGATCAATCTCGACCTCGACGCGGCGCTGCTCCGGCATGGGGTTCTTCTTCGACTTGTCCATGAGCTTCTGACGCTCTGCCGCCGCTTCTTCCTGATCCTTGCGGTTCTCGTCGGACTCGGCCTTCTGCTGGCGCAGAATCTCGGCCTGTTCTTCCTTGCGCTGGCGATCGACACGCGCCGCCATTGTCTCGCCCTTCCTCGCGGCCTTCTCGACCTTTTCCTCACCGTAGTCCAGCAGCTCCTCGAAGCGCTGGCACATACGCTGCATCTCGGTTGCGATGTTCATTACCTCGATCTGAGGCGTCAGGCGACTCGCGATTTTATTGAGCCTTCTCTTAATTTCCATAGCAGTTGTTCCTCGGTCTGCGTGAGTGGATCATGCTGGCGTTCGTGCGCCTCAACCTCGAACGGGTTGTCCTTGTAGCCGTAGCGCAACGAATACCAGAAATACTTCAGGTAAAAAATCACAACGCCTTCACGGATCTGCTGGTAAACGTGCTCCAGCTCATGCCGCAATAGCTGTGGATTGATCTGGTCAGCCGGTTTGGCAAAGAAAACGCGGCGCCCCACCACCATGCCGCCAACCCCGACACGGCGCATCCAAGCAATATCACAGTGAATCTGGATGCAGCGCCACGCGGTCGCATACACCCCAACCCGGAGAACCCTAGCCATCAGATCATGCCCTGCTTGGGCTGCTCCTGCTGTTTCTTCTTCAAGGCAGCGGCCAGCAGTCCACTGATGCCCTTGCCGGAAGCATTGCCTTTGTTCGGATCGAGATCAGACGGATTCCCGTATTTTTTGAAAAGCGGGTCATTCAACAACGTCTGCCGGCGACGAGAAGCATCCCGAGAAGCAGCCCGCCTGCGCCTCTCGCCAGGCCGGGTCTTGCCACGAGAGCGATCAATCGCTGACTGAATCCAGCCCTCGTTGCCGAAGATATTCTTGAAATTGCTCATTTGCGGTTCTTCTTGGGCGGCGGCTTGGGCCACGTTCCCTTCGCACCCGGCGTCTGGGAACCACCCGGAGGATTCTTGGTCTTGATCCGCTTCGGCTTGCCGCCCTTCTTCGGCTTCGGCATGTCACGCATGATGCTCTCCAAAAAAAATAAAGAGGGGCCTCAAGGATGCAAGCTCTTTCGTTCAGGGGGGATCTGTAAGTGTACTTACTGTCCCATCGGCCCCGACACCACGGAGCATACTGCCTTCAATCAGGGTGGGTCAAACCACAATAACCCTTCACCGGGGGCTGATTCCCCTGCTTCACCCAAATCCAGTCAGCACACTCATCAGCCAAACACCTGCCCGCCCGATTATCACTGTGCGGATCGCTCTGACGATAATACGGACACCACTTGGTTGCCGCTTCCTGCGGAGTCATTTCACTCATAACACCACCTCCACAAAGGAAAATATACGCCCTTTTTTTCACAAAGGGGTTTTCAAAAGGTGCGTGGATGGGAGGGGATACCTGTAAGGGCAACGCAGTTTTCAACCCCCCTAGCACCTGTGAGCTCAATGGCAGGGGTGGCTTCGTTTGACGTCAGTGCTAGTCCGAACCGAGATCGATCGTCACATTCACCGACCCTTGATGCTGGACTTGAGCCCGAGCGATGGGCTTGCCGAGGTGCCGATCGAGGATGTTCTCAGCAACGCTCGCCCTTACGTGGTCCGAGTCTGAGCTTAAGAGCTGCCCCTGCGTTCGAGCAGCGATTGGGGCGAGGACGCCGATATGCTCGAGAGTGCGCTCGTGTAAGTATTTGCGAACGTGAGGCTTTCGCAGATCGCGGTAGAGATTGGAGACGTCTCGGCCTAAGTGGTCAGCGCACTCTCTAATCGACATTCCGGTGGTCAGTACCAGGTCCACGAGTTCCCGCTGCTTTGCGGTGAGTGGCCGTTCGGCGTCCTTCGCTTGAGGTAGGCGTTGCTGAGACATCCGGTGGCTCCGATCAGGGATTGAGAATGTTCGTTGAACCATACCGGGCGAACTGAGTTAATTACAAGTCCTGTGCCATGCTCGTGTCAAATACATTCTTTGAATAACGAACATTCTCAATCACATAGCCTGTGGATAAGCTGTGGATGAACGAATGAGTTCGCTATTTCTGCGCTACGCAGACGACGGAAAAGACTGTCGTCTTTGCGTTGCTCGAAAAGACTCACGATCGTTAGATGTCGCTCGCTACGATCCATCGCCACTGGCTGCCGCTGTTCGTCGTCCCCTTGAACGCCAGCCGCTAGATCAACCTGTGAAGGTGAGCGTTCGTCCGGGCGCGCTGCTTCTCGTATATCTGTCAGGGACGTCGAACCGGCAGCCCCGGTGCACGGAGAGTCGCTGATCGGCCGCGCATCTAGAGTCTGCTGCGGGCCCTGACTGGTCAGCCGCAGGCCTAAAGTCGTAGGCCACTTCCAAAAGCCGATCCGCGACGCCGGGCTGGCCGGTGGGGATGTCGAGGACGCGACTAGCCTGCTTCGCCTGTTGACCGGAGGCGCGCGCTTCGACGGTTGCAATATCGACGGATGAGGCAGCAAAGTCCTCGACATACCCGAGTGCGCGATCGGTGTGCTGGTCGAAAAAAGCCCGCCCTGCGCTTCCGATCGGGAACTTCTGACCCTCTGGATGTGCCTCGGAGCATCGACAGCCGGAATCAACATCGGCTCAGCCTCGAGCCGACCGCTGCGCAGCTTCTTAGCGAAGCCCGTGATCTGTGAGCTGGCGCTTTCGGCCCCAAGACTCTCGGCGCAGAATCCGGTGTTTGCTGCTGAGTTCAATCAGCCCGTTCAATGAAAGAAGGGAGTTTTTTTCCGTTTTCTTGGGTCACGTTGCTTCGCCTACTCGTCAGTAAGAGCTGCGGGGCCGACTGCCCACTTATCCGACCAGTCTGGGCCGCTATTGTTTATGGCCCCGGCTAGGCGCCCTGGTTGATTTCTGCTGGGTGGCGCTGCCGGGGTTTTGTATGTGCGGCCCAGATGCCACACCGTTCTTGTCCTGTCAACGGTCCTTGTTTATTTTTTGTGCCGCTGCCGCGGCGTTGACAGGTCAAGCCCGGTGTGGCGGCTGGATCGGGTGGTCAGTCGACCACGCATCTCTAACTAACGAAGGACTCAGTAACATGACCAAGAAAACGGAAAAAACCTTATCTGAACGGGCTGTTGAAGCTCAGGCAAACACGACGGATCTGGCCAGCGAGTTGGGGCTCACGAAAGACGAGCTCAAGACGATCACGGCCTTCGAGAAGCTGTTGCAGGCTCGGATCGACGCTGCTCCGGTTGATCCGATGCTGTCGGCTGCCGAGTTGCACATCCAGAAGAAGTTCCCGAATAACTCGGAAGCGCAGGGCGAAATCGACCAGCACGAAGTCGATCGCCGCGCACTCGAGTACGTCGAGAACAGCTGCCTCGGTTATCCGTCGAGCAACCTGATGAAGCCCGCGCCGGTTGAAAAGGCGAAGCAGGACGTCATCGCGGCCTCGCATCGTATATTGGCCAGCCCGAACGACGCGAATCGCGAAGTGTCCTACGCCAAGGCGCTGCGATGGCTGACGCAGATGCAGGTCCAGCAGCAGTACAAAGATGCGCTGGGGCCGATCTTCGACGCTCTCCATCGTGTGCACCGGGGCTACCGCTTCAACGCTCCTGACAAGACGCAGGAAGCAGTCGCAACCACGGACGAAGCGCTCAACATTCTGATGGGTTGATCCTTAACGCGGCTGGCGTTCGTCACGGACGACGAGCGTCAGCCATTTTTTGTATCTCCGCTCGCTTTACAGCTTATCCCAGGCTACGCAGCTTTCTCTTAGCTCATTCGCAGCAATGTCTCAGCAAGCCTTCCAATCCTAATCGCATTCCAATCTGAAAATCCGAGAGCGCGCTCGCCAGGTTCTCCTGAATCTAATGGGCCGCAACCACACTCCCTTAATCTAAAGGGCCGATCAACTTCACAGAAAGGAGGATTCCGTGCCGCGCAATAAGCCTCGATTTATCCCGTTCCAAATGCACCAGCAATGGGGCGTACTGGATAGACAATCAGGCGAGCTCGTGCAGAAACAGACCAAGACCGAAAGGTATCCCGAAGCGTGGGCCAGAACACGGGCCGCACAACTCAATAAGGACCAAGCCAATGCTGTACATCAAAGTAAAGGGCCGCTATCGAAAGGCGACAGTTGAAGAAATCGCTGAGAACTATGTGCAATGCACCGCAGGAACAGTGGGATCTGCAATACGATCGCCAAAAGACACCGAGAAATTTCTTCATGCAAGGCTAGCTGGCCTCGAGCATGAAATATTCTCTGCAATCTACCTCGACAACAGGCACTACGTTCTCGACTATCAAGAGCTGTTCCGCGGCACAGTCGATGGCACCAGTGTCTATCCGAGAGAGGTAGTCAAGGAAGCGCTCAAGCGAAACGCAGCCGCCGTGATACTCGCGCACAATCACCCGTCCGGGGTAGCCGAACCATCACAGGCAGACGAACGAATCACCAAACGCATCAAAGCCGCACTCGAACTCATCGACATTCGACTTCTCGATCATCTCATCATCGGACACAAAGCAACCCAAGCAACATCCCTGGCCTCAAGAGGAATCATGTAATGCACATCGAAATTCACATTTTCCCCGATCATTTCCCAATCGATCCCGACGGATGGAAACAGGAAATGCTCAAGCTCGGGTTGAGGATCGAAAGCCTAATCCTTGACGCCACCGTTAATGCCAAAGGGGCCGCACTTGGCAAAACCACTCTGCTCGCAAACGACGACAGCGGCATGGTCGTTGCGACAGTCGATATCAGGAGAGAGTAATGTCAATCATCACAGACCTCAGAACCAGCACCGTAAATGCTTTGCAAGAGGCCAACGAGCGCCATGAAAAGCGACTCAAATTCATCGACGAGTATGCAACTCAAATCCTGCTGCTCGAAGAAGGACTGGAGCCTGTCAAATCATGGATAGTTGGCAATGATATTGACACAGCCAATCAGTGTCTCGACCTGCGATTCGCTGGCGACAAGCACACGCTCGAAGGAGTATTCGCTGCATTACGTCGCATGAATTACGTACCAAGCAGCAGGCCCAAAGACGACAAGCTCACCGATTTCTCATGTTGGTGGGAGAAAGATGTCGAGCCATTCGATAAGAGCAAGCAGCTTCGTTTGTGGGTCAACTTCACCAGTACGGTCTGCAAGCGCGTCAAGGTAGGCACCAAGATGGTCGAGCAAGACGTTTACGAGATTGTCTGCGAATGATTCGAGCCGCCAACGGAAATCCCATTGTTATGTACAAGGGTGAATACGTTGAGGTGTCCGAAAAAGAGCATCATGTTCTGTATCTAAGGGGCCACCTCACGCCGTTCTACAAACACGCCGATCTCATGGAATCTGATCCATGTATCGAGCTGAGGAAATCTGATGTTTTACCTGTTCAACAAGAAAAAGGAGGTGATGTTCACGACACTTAGAGACGAGTGGGGACGGTTGCAGACGGTCATGCTGCGGCCGTCCTCACGATTGACGGACAAAGAACTGGCCGAACAGCTTGGCACCAGCCAGGCCACGGTCGAACGAGAGAGGAAAGACTAATGCTCAACATCGGAATTGCAGAATTGCGACTGATCTATGCCATCAGTCAGATGCAGCCATGCACTGTGCAGCTCATCAACATGATGTACGAGGGCAACAGCCCGATCACATCAGCCAGCAGACAGGTATCCCTGTGCATTCAAAAGGGCCTCATTCAAAAGCGGAAAGCGCCGCCCGTTCCAAAACTCAGCGACGATGACAAGCTCGAGATCGAGCTCACGGGCCGAGATCCATTTGGTCGAGGCAGAAGGCCGTGGTTATTTTCATTGACGCCGGCAGGCGAGAGAGTTGCTGCCGGAATCGAAATCATCATCGAGGAAACCAGCAATGAACGGAGAGATTCAACGGGCCGAACTGTTCAAGAAAGTCGACGAGTTAACGGAACAGCGCAAAGAGATACGCGCATGGATGGACAGCATTGAAGAACGCATCGACGTTTACAATCGTCGGGTACGCAAGCTGGAAAAACTGGCGAAAATGCAGGGTGGAGAATTGCGAGCGATCATTCAGAGGATGAACGATGAAAAAAATTAAAGCCGATTGGGCAGATCACCTGCTCGCAATCATTATCGTCATGGTGCTATGGGTTACGTGCAAGGTCATCATCGAAGCAGCTGAGGCCCACGCAGAATACGAAGCCGCCAACCAAGTTGAAGTAAAAGGATGGCAGCCACGAAAGATCCCTCAATGCGACAAGGAGTTGTGGTTGAGGATCAAGGATGGATGCGATGGAAGTTGAATACCTGAAATGCAAAGCCTGTAACAACGAGTTCCACGAGAACGAAGCCGATTCCGAGTGCGTCTTTCAAGAGACACGCTTGGAGCCGGCCGAGTTCGTACTCAAATGCCCAAGCTGTGGCGCCACTGACGATGGCATGAACAGCATCATCGCCATTACCTACCGTGTGGTTTGCGACATCTGCGAAGAAGTCCAAGTGCAACACGATGGAGAACCCTGTGCTGAATGTCACACGCTGGCACAGGAAAGACTTTACGACGACCTGACAGGTCATTAACTAAGAGGACCAAGCAAATGCGAGGACTTATGATGCATTGCGGTGCGGAACCCGTACCGTATCCACAGATCGTAACGATGCAAACACCGCCACCAACGGACACGCATCTACCGATCCCACACCACCAGTTCTTCGAGCTGGCCGCCGATGGCCTGCGGAACCAAGGCTATGATCTGCAAGACACCCGCCATTATCTCAATCGAGAAGGCGCACACTACTTCAGCCTGATGCGACTGCTACATGAGGATGAAGATCCCGACGCCGGCCACGGTACGATGTGTGCGCTCAGAAACTCACATGACAAAATGTTCAGCGCATCGCTGGCGATAGGTGCCAAGGTGTTCGTCTGCGACAATCTTTCCTTCTCTGGGGATATTGTCGTAGGGCGCAAGCACACGCCGAACATTTGGGATGAGCTTCCTGAGATTTTCCAAGGGGCAATCAGCAAGATTCGAGTGATGCGTAAGCGCCAAGATGTACGGTTCGCTGAGTATCGGGAAGCACCCCTTGACGACTTCACGGCTGACCATCTCATCATGGAGACGTACCGCCAGGGCATCATCAATCTCAAGCGGATCGGTAAAGTACATGAGGAGTGGAGCAACCCGTCCGCAGATCATGGTGACAAAAGTGTGTGGCGCTACTTCAATGCTTGTACTGCGGCACTTGGGCCAGCCAGTACAAACCAGCTCATTCAGTTGCCGAAGAAGACCATAGACCTTCATCTGCTTCTGGACGATTTCTGTGACGTGGACCTGTCTGGATTTGACAGTCACGAAGCAGCTATCATCGAATCGACAGCCGAGGAAGTAACCCTGAACTGATGGCCGCACAGCAGAGAAAGCCAGAGGTCGGTGACAAAATCACCTTCCTCGAGCCAACCTTCAACGTCCAGTTCGAAGGAACCGTACAGGTACTTCTGAGTAGCCAGTTCATTATCCATTGTGATGAGCCCCCTTCTCGAAAGGGCAAAGTGCATTTCATTTTCTACTCCGACGACTGGCGCCTTAAGGCGTGAGCGAATCGTACTGCCTCATCCCCCGAGCGAACGATGCCGGCGGGCGCTGTCGTCTTTTCAAAAAATTTTTCCTGCTCTCCAGTTAATCGATTCATTCCCTTCGGATTTTTCACTTCCAATACGAACCAGCTTTTTGTCACCGTGTCTTCGATCAGCAGATCGACTGGCCTTTCCATCTCGTAACATCGGCAATCAATCTCGCTGAGTGCCTGAACAATCTCCGGCTGGTTCGCGTCCGTATTGTGCTGCTTTGCAAAGAACCGCTTAGCCATGACGGGCCTCGAGCAGCCAATGATCCAAGTCTGTTTGGCGGTAACGGATGATCCGCGGACCAAGCCGGAGATACTTTGGGCCAATCCCCTGCTGTCGCCAGCGTTTCAACGTCGCAACACTGAATCCAATGTGCCTGGCTGCCTCAACCGTGGTCAACGTGTCGTTCAATAGTGCGCTCGTCATCATATATCCACAAGTTATTAACAGCACAAAGGGTAACACGGTATCACCCGGAAGCATACCGTAGTACAATAGTCCCTGACGGACTCAGCGAGGACTCAAAAATGTATGACAGAAGCAAATCGATCGGTGCATCAGACGCCGTTCACATTTGGGCAGGCCAATGGGCCGAGCTCTTTGATCGAAAAACCTCACCAGACGCCCCCAGTTACCCCCTGCCGGCCGCAATAGGTCACGCTCTGGAACCGTTGAACAGAGAGCTGTTCATGGAGGACACGGGCAGGGACATGCTGGTGCGCGATGATTGGCAGAACGATCCGCTGCGACTGGCCGACAAACCGTGGTGTACCTACCTGCCTGACGGACTGCTGCAACAAGCCGAGGACGACAACCTATCAATCGATCGTGATGAGTTCTTCATCCCCTTCGAGGCCAAAGCAGTCAACATGATGTGGAAACCCCACAACCTGCTCGACAAGTACCGGCCCCAGCTCATGCACGCCATGAGAGTCACCAAGTCCCCGTATGCAATCTTTTCGGTGATCTACCTGAACACCAAGTACGAGTGGACCAGGGTGGAGTACGACGAGCCCTTCGATCTGGAACTGCAAGAAATGGAGGAGACTTTCATGTTCATGCTCGAGCGAGGCATCAGGCCACCGGAGTATCAAGGCAAGCGAAAGGGCTGGACAAAATGACGTATTTCAACACGACTCATGTGGTGGGCAAGCAGCTCACCGAGTACGCCGAGAAAGCTGCCAGTCAGGAGGAACAGGTACTTCGATTCTTCCTCGCACGATTCCCGCAGCAGTACACCGCCAGCGAGGTGTGGCGCCAGTGCTTCCGTGAATCGTCAGCAATCTTCAACAAGACACCACTCACCTCAGTACGGAGGGCAGTCACCAATCTTTACAACGAGGGCGACCTCGTGAAAACCGAGCGCATCAGGGACGGTATCTATGGCCGGCCCGAGTGCATCTATCGACTCAGCAAGAAACACCAACAAGGGGATCTGTTCAAATGAGTAAAACCAAAGACAAAGCAATCGAGCAAGACAACAAGATGAAGATCTGGGACAAGGTGGCCAAGACCGATCCCGATCACACCAAGCAAGTCAGCTTCGGCCGCAAGTTCACAGCCATCGACGCACACTACCAAGTGTTGCAGGCCACGCAGACATTCGGACCCATCGGCGTCGGTTGGGGCTACGACAATCAGTACGGCGAGATCCATCTGCAAGACGGCAAGATCATTGCGTACTGCGACGTCACATTCTGGTGGCGCAACGTGCAGGAATGGGAAGGCATCAAGGGCTACGGCGATCGCAATACCTACGGCCCGATCCGCGGCGCTGCGGTGCTGGTTGGCAGCAACAAGGATGGTTCACTCAAAGCTGTGCCTGACACGGACGCTTACAAGAAAGCCTCGACGGATGGCCTGACCAAATGCCTCAGTCATCTTGGCTTCAACGCCGATGTATTCCTTGGCATGTTCGACGACAACAAGTACGTGCAGGAACTCAAAGGCGAGAAGGATGCCGAGAAATCAGCGAAGCAGATGGCCTACGAGCAGGACCGCAAGAAGTTCATCGCCGCTATCGAAAAGTGCAAGACACCCGAAGATATGGATGCGGTCTTGCAGAATCACCAGCTGTGGATGGCAGGCCTGCCCGTTGCCACCGCCACGCAAATGCGTTCGTGGGTCTTGAAGAAGAAGACCGAGCTGACCGAGGGCAAGCCGAAGAAAAGGGAGAAGTAAGTGGATCTCAACAAAGTCTGTCTGATGGGCCACCTTGGAAAAGACCCATCATTCCACGCCATGCAATCAGGGGATGAGCTATGCAAGTTCTCGGTTGCAACCACCAGAAAATGGAAAGACAAAAGCAGCGGCGAACGGAGGGAAGACACAGCCTGGCATAACGTCGTAGTGTTCAATAAGTTCCTTGTCGACGTAGCCCGGTCATGGCTACAAAAGGGTACGCGCGTCTACCTCGAGGGCGAGCTCAAGACTCGCACCTACGACAAAGACGGACAGACCCATTACATCACCGAGGTCATCATCCCCCAGATCAAGGGCGAGCTGTTCGTCATTGAGAAAGGCAAGGGGTGGGACGTCAACGAAACACCGGGCGCTGAACGAAGTAGGTACAGCGGCAGCGGCGGGCCGGTACAGGGCGGCCAAGCCGCGAGCCGCGCCGTAAACAGAGAGCCGGGGAGTGACGATGACTTTGATGACGACATCCCCTTCTGAGGACATCGAAGCAATCTGTCTGGATTGCGGTCAGCAGTATGCAGGCGGCTGCGTCCAGTACAGAACACTCGATGCCTACGACGAAAACCCAGAAGCGTACTGTGCTGTATGCGACAGTATCAATCTGAAATTCCCTAGACCAAGGGATTAAAGAATCGGGGATAGCTTCCCGATAGGCTCGGAGCCCCGGCGGCCACGTAGCTCAGTACACGAACAGGACTACAAATCCCTAGTAATTGAACAGCGCGGTGACAGGTGTCGTCGGGGCTTCGTTATATCTGAAACCAAGAGGAACAAACATGACAAATGAAATCATGGTAAGCACAGACCTGCTGAAAAAATCAGTCAGCAATGTGCGGGCACAACACACGAAAGAGGACATCGCTCAGATGGCCAACTCGATCAAGCATCGAGGCATCATCAACCCGCCTACTGTTGCACTGAATGGTGACGGCAAGTACGAGATCATCGCCGGCCAGCTCAGGGTGGCAGGTGCAATCGCCGCAGGTGTTGACGAGGTACGCTGTCTCGATGTCTCGGCATTAACCAATTCCGAGAGGGTGGCGCTGTCACTGTCCGAGAACTATGACCGCGCGCCAATGGGTGAGATCGAGCTGTTCAAAGCATTCGCCCAGTTGTTCAAGTCCGGCGTGTCAGTTGACCAGATCGCAGAGCAGTTCAGCCTCACACCCGAGAGCGTGCAACGTACCCTGGCCATCGGAACTTTGCCGAAAAAAATTCTCGACGACGCTGAAAAAGGCGACATCGGGGATCGCACCCTGCGCGCACTCGCCGTGGCATCCGGCAAAAACGTCGCCCGCTATAACAAGCTGAAGAAAGATGATCGCCCGAACGACTGGCAGATCAATGACTGGCTATACGAGAAAGGTAAGTACCCGGCCAGCGCAGCGATCTTCGACCTCGAGAAGTACACGGGCGGAAAGATCCGTGACCTGTTCGCAGAGGACGATGAGGAATACCTCACCGATGGCGACCAGTTCTGGGAGCTCCAGACCGAGGCCATTAATGCCGAGATAGCCAAGCTGGAAGAACTAGGCTGGAAGGTTCAGCAAGTCGATTACTTCCAACAGTACGCCTACGACAAGGTAGCCAAGAAGGACGGCGGTCAAGTCATCTACACGGTCAGCGAGCGCACAGGCAACGTCGAGTTCCACAAGGGATACGCCCGCAAGAAGTCGGCGGGTAAGGCGCCGGAGGCGACGAACCCGGAGGAACAAGGCAAGAAGATCGAGAAGCCAGCCACCAGCAAGGCGTTCGATGACTTCATGGCCGAGACACGCCACGCCGCAGTTCAGCAGTACATGGTCATGGCCGACGCCACCACCGGACTGACCGGCACACTGATGCTGCTACTCAAGCAAGCTGACAACATCCAGTTCCGCCCGGGCGGCAAGAACCTGAGCGACGCTTACAATGACAGCCTGCACAGCAGCGATGCGTTCATCAACATCCATGATCGGTACACGGAAATGCTCGAGTGCCTTGGCGTCAAGGATGGCTGGACCTGGGACGTCAAGTTCCCGGCACTGGCCGAGAAGCTGGACGAGTACAAGCCAGCGCAGATCCGCGACTGGATCATCCTCACGGTAGCCTACAACTGGGCCTGTGAGAATGTGGAGAACACGGACGAGCTGGGCCGTGCACTCGGGCTGAATGAGGTCAGCACATGGGAGGCCGACGACGCTTTTTGGAATGGCATTACCAACAAGAAGACACTGATTGCCATCGCCAAGGAAACAGGTGTATCGATCGATGTAAACGCGACGGCCAAGGTGATCCGCGCTATCCTGAAAGAGAAGGTGCCGAGTGACTGGCGCCCTGAATGGCTCATCTTCTGAGGAAAATTACATGACGAAATCAACCAAGTACGGGTTGCTTGCAGCCCTGTTTTTTGGACTGGCCGCTATGGTCGTGGTCTACGATGCCAACGCTACCGGGTACAAAAAGAACCCGGAAGCCGAGGCTGAGGCCAAGGCCACAGCCGCCAGTGAATCCCATGCTGACGCCGCATCCGAGGCCGCATCCAACTCAGCATCCGAAGCAGCAGCCAACTCAAGTAACGAGGGCAATAGCCTCAACGTCGAAGGGGATCGTGTCGAGAACAACAGCAGCAACGTCGTGCTGGTTCCGAACAACAACACGGAATCCTGCGTCCGGGTCTTCGGCCTTGCCTTTGGTAAGAACGGTGAGTCCGGTGCAGTCGGGTTTCCTTGGCGATCCAAGGCTTGCGACTACGAACAAGCAGCCGACGATGCTTTTGCTGCCGGCGAACGAGAACTGGGTTGGTTCTGGAAATGTCAGAACAAAAACCTGTACCGCACGTTCAAGCTCGACGGCATGACTAACGACGAGGCCAAGCTGGAATGCCATAAGAAAGCAGTCGGCATGAACAGCGCACTCGCAACAATCGAGGATCTAGAGCGACGCCTCGAGGCCGCGGAAGACCTGGCCGAGTTCAGACAATCACATAAGGAAGTGTGTGAGGAATCGCTAGAACGCTGCGAACAGAAAGCCTACGGCGAGAAGTAGCTACTCATCCTCACACAGTCGATCATCAGGACGTAGCTCGCAAAGCTCATCAAGAAGTTCAGCGAGCTCGTCCATCAAAAACTCATCGCCGGGGTGATTCAAAAGGGCAGACTTCACATCACGAATATCACCCTTGAGTTCCCGAACGTATTCGCGCTCATCGGCAATCTGCTGTTGTTCGATGTACTTCTCGAAGTCTGCTGAAGCAACGTGCATCTTGTCGAGCGCAACTGCACCGCCGCCAATACTTCCGACAGCGGCAACAGCGGCAGCAATTTTAGGAAGCTGCTCAATCATAAGAGATCATACGGCCATTCTTGTTTGGTGAACTCTTGAATACTGCCCTGACTATCAACCTGTATATGGCTATCAAATTCCAGCAAGCGGGCATCAGCACCGTAGGTATCCGAAGCATCACCACCAACACGCGACAGTTCGTACAGGATGCAATGGCTAATGGTGTAGCCTGTCATGTCCAGCTCACCGAACGATGAGATCATGTGATAGTCAGCCGTATCGGTATCCGGTGTGCCGGCAACAGGCTCAGTTACATCGATCGCTGAACTCCATGCAGCATCCATCACTTCACCAATGGGCGCGTGCTTGTACCGTAAGCGCCACAAAACATCGCCAGCCGCACTCGTTGTTTTCTGCCAGTGAACATGAGGAATAATCGCTGTGCCTTCAGCCCACTGGTGCGGCATCTGCTGAAGAATAAACACCAGCTCC